TTAGAAATTAGAGATGAAGCTACTTTCATAATATCTAGAAAAAGTTGGAATTATGCAGTAGGTTTACACGAAAATAAAGCCAAGCCTAGCGAAGGCGATTTACTATTCCTTCCAATGACAAACTCATTCTTTGAGATTTCATATGTTGAAGATGATTCACCGTTCTTCCAGCTATCAAACTTACCGGTTTATAAACTTACATGTTCATTATTCGAATATTCTGATGAGGATTTTGAAACTGGAGTAGGTGAAATAGACGATAAGACTGGAGCTCAGGCTTATCAATTAGGTATGGACGTTACTGTTACTGGAGGCAATCACTTTGAACACTCAGAGATTGTAACTCAAGAATTGGTTCCAGCTTCTGGCGGAACTGCAGCAATAAAAATATTTGGCGAAGTTCAAACTATTACTAAAACGTCTGATGTAGCTGCAACAATATCAGTTTCTAACATAGGTGTCAGCGGTTCAGAAACATATAGGCAGTTTATAGCTTCTGCATCTAAACCTTTAATTGGTGGCACAAGCACCAACTCATGCGTAATCACTAAAGTGTATGACATCGGAGATAATTCTGAAAATGTTATGCCACAAGATGGTGCTGCACAAAACGTTGCTTTTGAAACTTTAGGCGATAACTTTATAGACTTTACGGAATCAAATCCGTTTGGCGATCCATCGGAGACTTACTAATGTTTGGCGGACACTTTTATCATGCGACAATGAGGAAATCAGTTGCTGTATTTGGAACACTATTTAACAATTTAAACGTAGTTAGAAAAGACGGCAGTGGTGGAATACTAAGCCAAATTAAAGTTCCATTAGCTTACGGTCCTAAACAAAAGTTTTTAGCAAGATTAGACCAAGAAGCTGGATTTGACGCACCTTTAGCAATTAAATTGCCAAGAATGGCATTTGAAATAACAAGTTTAGAATTAGATAATACCCAAAAGGGTATTAAACTTAATAAAATAGTAGAAAATCATGGAAGTGATATTACTAAAAGAAAGACAATAAAAAATTATACATCATATAATATTGGAATGTCGTTATATATAATGACTAAGAACCAAGATGATGGACTACAAATAGTAGAACAAATATTGCCATACTTTCAACCGGAATATACTGTATCTATAAGTCCAGTTGATAATTTTACACATAAACAAGATGTGCCAGTTATATTAGATAGTGTAACTATAGATGATAGTTATGAAGGAGACTTTACCGAACGTAGAGTTCTTATATATCAATTGGATTTTACAATGAAAATGAAGTTTTACGGACCTACTGCTGATGTTGGTCTCATTAGAGAAGTAAATATAGATTTTGAAAAATTTGGAACTACAAACATTATGGAGGAGATGGACTTTACTGTTGGTAACACAGATACTGCAGATAACTTTACGGTAACTACGACAATAGATAATAATCCATTAGTAGATTAATGACAGATAAATTGAATAAAATGAAAACCTCACTGACTAAAAATTTGCCAGTGAAAGACAATCCGAAATACATTATATCTAAAGATATAAAAGATGATTATGAATTTTCTCGTGAAACATATAAAAATCTTATAAAAATAGGATCTAAATCACTAGATGCTTTAGCTGAACTTGCTAGAGAGTCTGAACATCCCAGAGCATTTGAGGTATTATCTAAATCTATAAAAGACATTGGAGACACTACAGAAAAACTAATGGCACTTCAGAAAGCTAATAAAGAATTAACTGCTGAAGAAAGAGAGGAAGTTAAGAAATTAACTCAAAATAATGTCTTTATTGGTAGCACTACCGATTTACAAAGATTATTATTAGATAAAGATAAAGATAGAATCATAAATGCAGAAGATCAAGAATAGCGAATTTGGTTACTTAGGAAATCCTTCAGTAAAAAGAGATGGGGTTGAAGCTGAGTTTACTAAAGAAGAAGTTGTAGAATACCAAAAGTGTATGCAGAATCCTGCGTACTTTGCTAAAAAATATATAAAAATTATTTCATTAGATGAAGGTTTAGTGCCTTTTAATTTATATGATTATCAAGAAAAGATGTTTACAAACTTCTGTGATAATAGATTTAATATTGTATTAGCATGTAGACAAAGTGGTAAATCAATAGCATCGGTTGTATTCTTATTATGGTATGCTATATTTAATCCAGAAAAAACTATTGTTGTATTAGCTAACAAAGGTGCTACAGCTAGGGAAATGCTAGCTCGTATTACCTTAGCTTTAGAAAATCTTCCTTTCTTTTTACAACCAGGCTGTAAAGGATTAAATAAAGGATCCATAGAGTTTAGCAATAACTCAAAAATAATAGCAAATGCAACATCCTCTAGTTCAATTAGGGGATTATCTGTTAACCTATTATTTTTAGATGAGTTTGCATTTGTAGATAAAGATGCAGACTTTTATACATCTACTTATCCAGTTGTTTCATCTGGTGAAGACACTAAGGTTATTATAGCATCTACTGCAAATGGTATTGGTAATGTTTACCATAAGATATGGGAAGGTGCTACACAAAAAACAAATGAATACATTCCATTTAGAGTTGATTGGTGGGATGTACCAGGTAGAGATGAAAAGTGGAAAGAATCTACTGTTGCTAACACATCAGCACTTCAGTTTGAACAAGAATTTGGAAATACTTTTCATGGCAGAGGTAATACCCTAATAGATGCTAATCATTTATTAGCTCAAATTGCAAAGGATCCTATTCATATAAAAGAAAATGTATTTTTATATGATAAGCCAAAAGATGGCCACAGTTATGTTATCTGTGTAGATGTTGCAAAGGGTAGAGGCCAGGATTATAGTACATTTAATATTATAGATGTTTCAGAAAAGCCATTTCAGCAAGTAGGTACATTTAGAGATAATAAATTGTCGCCTATGCTATTTCCGGATATAATATACAAATATGCTATGATGTATAATGAGGCTTATGTTGTTGTAGAAAGTAATGACCAAGGTGCAGTTGTATGTAATGGTTTATATTATGATTTAGAATATGAAAACTTGTTTGTAGAATCTTCTATTAAAGCAAATGCTGTTGGGGTCATGATGACTAAAAGAGTAAAAAGAATTGGATGCTCAACCATTAAAGATTTAATTGAAGAAAAAAAATTAATGATACATGATTCACAAACTATTGTAGAGTTAAGCACCTTTGTATCTAAAGGAACTTCATTCCAAGCAATTGCTCCTAATCATGATGATCTTATGATGAATTTAGTATTATTTGGATGGTTTACCTCAACGGATGTATTTGAATCTTTAACAAACATTAACATGAAAGATTTATTGTATAGAGAAAGATTAAGAGAAATACAAGATGATATGTTACCTTTTGGTATTGTTAGAGATAGCCATGGTGTAAAGGCTGATAAATATACTAAAGACGAAGAAGGAAATATTTGGTTTGAAACCGAATGGAAAAGCAGTTTCTAATGGAAAAATTTAACGATTACTTTAATGAAAAATTCGAAGAGCCTCTAGAGCAGGAAGAGCTTCATATTGTTGTTTTAGGAAAAGGTGGAGAAGAAGGAACCTTTGCTGAATTGGCTGAGACTGTTGCAAAGAAAAAGAATATAAAATATAATTTAGTAAATGTTGAAGAAGCCTGGATATCACAAAAAGATGTTGAAATTGGCAGTGTTACTATTCAGAATTCGGATGGAAAAGATAAAGAAGTAGAAATAGAAACACATAACTCTATTATATTTGTAAGAGCAGGTGCAATTCAAACATTATCAGCACAAGCTATTATATCATCATTGCAGGTTATTGGCTTTTTCTTAATTAATGATTTAGAATCTATGTTAGCATGTGATAATAAAATGTCAAATGTTATTATGCTAGAACGAAATAATATACCTACACCAAGATCTTCTATTTTATCAAACAAAAAATCTATTGAAGATGCACATAATAGAGTTGGTGGTAAATTTCCAGTCGTTTTAAAGACTCTTACTGGCACACAAGGTGTTGGTGTATCTAAAGTTAATGATATGGCATCATTAGTTTCTGTTGCACAATCATTATGGAAATTCAATGCTCAAATTCTTATACAAGAATATTTTGATATGGAATCAGACGTAAGAACTTTAGTAGTAGATGGTAAAATAATTGGTTCAGCTGAAAGATTAAGGCAAAACGAAAAGGATTTTAGAAACAATGTCCACTTAGGTGCTAAGACAAAGCCTTACAAACTATCCCAAGAAGAAGCTGATATAATTGTAAATGCTGCAAGAAGTAGTGGTGCACTATATTGTGGTGTCGATACATGCTTACATAAAGGTAAACCTTATGTGTTGGAAGTAAATGGCTCACCAGGAATACGTTCACATTTTAATGCGTATGACCCTAGAGATGGAAAGCCATTGGGTAAAAAGACTGATGAAGAAGTAATATCCATTATTATAGATTATTTTAGCAGTGAATTAAATAGAAGACCTTTAATGCGATTAGAGGCTGGATATATAGAAACAGTTATATTGTCTGGATTGGAAGAAGATCCAATCAGGGCTAAATTTGATACAGGTAATAGTGCTACAGCCACGATGTTTCATGTTGATACGATGGAAGCTGATGGTGATTATGTTAAATGGACTAAAAATGGCAAATCGTTTAAAAGCGAAGTATTATACGTATCAGAACCAAAAAGAGGCCTAAAAGAGTTTGATAAAAGGCCTGTAATAGAACACGAATTAAAATTTAACAATAAAACATATAATGCGGAAATTGGATTGAGTACTAAAGATACTGCTTCAGAAATGTTAGTAAATCGTAAGCTTATGACTAAGTTTAAAGTATCAATAAACCCTAACCGCAGATTTATATTGAGTGATGTTACTGAGAAAAACGACAATACGGACCACTAAGAACCATATTTATATAAATAATACTAGTGAATAACCGTATTATGAAACATATTAACTAACTCAATGAGAGGATAAAGCGATGGCATTTCAAGTATCACCAGGCGTTCAAGTCAAAGAAATTGACGCTACGAACGTCGTCCCAGCGGTATCTACCAGTATTGGTGGATTTTCGGGACAATTTAATTGGGGATCAGCAAGCGAAGTAATTCTAGTAGGTTCTGAAAACGAACTTGTAGGAAAATTTGGTTCACCTGATCTTAGCACCGCAAAACACTTTCTCACGGCAGCATCATTCTTAAAGTATGGAAACGCCTTGAAAGTAGTAAGAGTTGTTGCATCCGACGCGCGTAACGCATCTGTCGGATCTACAGAGGTCTTACTGAAAAACGAATCGGAATATCAAGCATTTACCGGCGTGGAAGCAAACCACGGCGAGTGGGTAGCAAGATGTCCGGGAGTGTTGGGTAACGCTATATCTGTCGATCTTTGTACAGCAGGAGCTACTGATGGAACTAACGGTTTCAGTTCATGGGCTTTTAAAGGCGAAGTAGATAGTATTCCAGAAACATCACAGATGGCTCTGGATTTAGGCAAAGGCGCAACCTTTAATGACGAATTGCATGTTGTAGTATATGATAAGACAGGAGCTATTACTGGTACACCTAATACTGTATTAGAAGTATTCCCATTCTTATCACAAGCAGAAGATGCTAAGAGCCCAGAAGGTTCTTCAATATTCTACAAAGATGTAATTAACGCACAATCTGAATACATCAGATGGGCAGCACATGACGTATCAGGCGGAGGATTATCCGAAGCTGGTCAAAAAATGGCTCAAGTGGGAGCAGCATTTACAGTTAACACATCAGTATTACACTATGATTTAGATGGTGGATTAGATGGAGCAGCTGTAACGCATAATGAAATTAACGCAGGTCTTGTACTATTAGGAGACGCAGAAACAGTAGATGTAAATCTATTATTTGCTCCTACAGATGCAAATGGGGCAACTAATATTGGCTTAAAGCTAATTGAAATTGCTGAAGGCAGAAAAGACTGTATGGCATTTATTTCACCACCATTAGCTGACACAGAAAACGCGTCCGCACCACATACAAACGTAATAGCTTATGCAAATGATTTAACTTCTTCTTCATATGCTTCTATGGATTCTGGTGCAGTATATGTGTATGATAAGTATAACGATGGTTACCAATATATTGGCGCATCCGGTTTAGTAGCTGGTCTTTGTGCTAATACAGATCAAGTA